ACTTTTTAACGCTGCCCGGTGTCTTCTTTGGTGCTAGTCCCGTTGCTATCTTCTTGTGAAGCGGGACGAGCTTCTGCGATGCGGTTGTTGCTGTCTTTAGTTTCTTCATAGGTGTTTTATTACTGTTACATCGGCACTCCGGCCTTCACGCTCTGTGTCGGAAGTTGGTTAGGAATCCCCGGAAGCGGCTGGCCAGGCATCCCTCCCATCGCCTGATTCAGCATCTCGTTCGGATCTTGCTTCTTTTTATACCTATCGGGGTCTCCGTCTGCGAACGGCTCTATAGCGAAGTCCTCTACGACAGTCTCCATATCGACGAATGGAGCTACCATAGGGCTGGTGAGTACCTGGAGGGCGAGGGCAGAACGCTGTTCATCCGTACCCATGGACTTAGATACTATCTGGTCTGCGTCGACCCACATTGAGTATTTGGTGCGCGCGAATTGGTAAGGATTCGTCATGTAGATACGCTGGTCAGTATCCTCGCCCCCTGCCTCGTCGTACAGTTCCCATTCTATCTCGTTCTTTTCCTCCTCGGTTATCTCGCGGCCCATGTATTTATCGGAGAAAACGATACGGTTAGTTACGTTCTTTCCCTTTTCCTTGCCCCTTGAAAGGACAGTCTTGTACTTCATAGCCAATGCTTCAGGGACGGTCGTATCAAGCTCTCCTATAGTGGTGTGCTGGATAACCAAGTCCATCGTTAGCTCTCCAATATCAGTGACAAGCTGGGCCAAGAGCGTACCGAAGTTACCGAGGAATACGCGGGCATTCTGTTCTGCCTGACTCGTTGCGTAGGCCGTGACGCCAGGCTCTGCACCCCCAGTCATGATTCTGTCCTGGGTAGACTCGCTCATATCCTCTTTCGCCTGATTAACTGCGTTGTATGCGGCAGCCAAGTTAGGCCCGAGAGAGTACGGGGTAACATTCGCACCCATCGGCATACCGACGAATGCACCAGGAGCTACGACAGACGTATCCATCTTTGCTATTCCCGTGCCGAATATAGGCTTTATGACGTCGAGAGCCGTTCCATCAAGCAACATTCTCTGTACGAAGTTCTGACTCTTATCATCCCAATACTCCTTGAATGCGCCTGACTTGTAGTAGGCGAAGCGGCCCGTAGGGTCTATCGGCTCGAAGCCTGACTTTGCGAGATTGTAGACCGGGACTGTTCCCCATTCGCCATTAACTATCTGCATCCTACGATGCTTTATAGGATTAGAGTTATATGGATCGGTCTCGTTGCTCATGAACACACCGCCTACCCAATCAAGCTCCAGGTCCTCCGAACGGTACTGAATGTTTATCTCCTGCACATAGTCTCTATCTGCTTCCGTCCATTCAATATCGAACAGCGTCTCGTTTGTCTGCCCTGCGAGGAATATACGGGTCATTCCAGCCTGTACATACTTGAAGTTAGCGTTATGGCCCCACTTCGCGCGCGCCATGTCGTAAGGGATTCTCCTGACACGGATGATATACGGCTGTGCCTGGAGCTGTTTGGTATAGAAATCAGCAAGCAATACCTCGTCTATAGGGATTATATTCAGTTGAAGCCCCGAAAGTATCTCATCTACTGCCTCGGTAACCTTATATGAGCCGTCTGCGAGCTTCTGCTTAATGCGTTGCATCTGCTCAACGTACTCAACACCGACGAATACTGCCGGATTAACAAGAGCAGAAAGGACTATATAGAGGAACTGTGTCTCATATCCTGCTCGTCTCAAGTGTTCCTCAACGAGAATAGCCATAACCCGCGCGGCCATCTTATCCTCTTCGTTTCGGTCGTTCGTAGCTCTGACGTAGGGAAAGAGCATAGCTGCTAGCATGTGGGCCAGTATACCCATGAGCTTGTTCCTAGCCGTGTTCTTACGTCCACGCCACCTCCAGCGTTGGGTAGCAGGTACGAACTCTGCTCCTACGAAGGCTCCGAATGTCTCTTGGTCGAGTCTTGCGCGCTGAAGCAAGCTCATGCCATCGAACTCGTCGAACTCCCTATGCTGCAACGTCCAGGCTACTTGATAGTCTCGCTGAACACGGACAAAGAGTTCCCGTATTGCCTGTGGGGGCTGGTACGAGGATACTGCGAGTTTATTCCCGTCTACCGGGTTTCCATCCTTATCAGTGATAATAGCTCCAATCACACGCTAGGAGTTAGAGGTCATGAACATAGTATATCTATTTTGGGAAGGTTTCATGTGTTAATAACTACCGTCCGTGGAAGTTCGTGTAGTCGGGGAGAGACACTGTTACTCGGTCTTTTCGGAAGGAGTCGAACTCATCGTCGTTCGGCTCATTATCTATGAAGTATTCGTAGGCACTACGGAAGTGGGAACTCCAATCATGGACTGGCTTTATGGCTTCGGTAGTAGACTGGCTATTCTCACGCTTCTTAGGATACCGGGCGTTCCTCATGGCCGATATGAATACCTCGTTCAACAGCTCGTTTATTTCTAGTCTCCTGAAGGAGAGCTTGGTCTTTTCCTTTATATCTGACCATTTACGCCCGGCCCAGCTTGTAGATTGAACATAGATGCCTGCTGCTTCCATGACATCTTTCGTACTCTCCCCATCCTTAACAGAACGCTTGTTTACGTCGGGGTCTCCGTAATGGGTTATGTTCTTAGACCACTCTGAATGCCGGTCAATGATTCGTAGTTCGTCAGGGGTGTACTCATGTATGCCGCTTGGAACGATTCCTCGAACGAATGGGTAGTAGAAGTCTATTGCCTTGTTCGCATTCGCGTAGCTGTCAATGATATAGAGCTTATTCGTTTCCATGTTCTTTTGGAACCAAATCATCGCTACGGTGTCAAGTCCGAAGTCCCAGCTTATAAATAGTGGGAGGTGCGGCCTATATCCTACGTCTGACAGGGTTGCGAGCCTGAAATCAACAGCATATACCTTACCTTCTGTAGTGCCCTCATAGCTTTTCATGACCTCACGAGCCAACTCCTCATCGCTCTTAGTCTCTCTTTGTACCTGAAGCCATTTAGCGTCTCTCGACGGAACGTCCTGCCAGTCGAACTCGAACTTCTCTATACGCCCATGTACTCCTGTTAGGAGCTTATAGAAATGAGAGTCACGGCCGCTTTCAGGCGGTGTACTCATTGAGAGCCTGAAGTTCGTACTCTCTCCTGCTGATTCCCAGGAAGACCTAGCCCACTCCCAGAAGGCGTGTTCATCGAATACCGTTATGGTCTTACGGCCTCCGCGCCCGAAGTTAGGGTTTGCTGACTCACCTGATATGTTGTTTGTAGACCTCGTTAGAAGCATTGAAGCACGTTCTGTCTCGTCCGTTAGGAGCCAGTACGGGAGCCTGTCTAGTGTGAAATCGAACTTGAAGAATAGAGTATCCTGCTCACCTCGCTTATCTACATAGTCTTCCTTACGCGATCCTACACGTGCGGAGAACTCCTCAAACAAGAACTTCTTTAATATCCATGTCATTACCGTGAAGGTGGCTCCGACGTCACGCGGCTTATCTATAAGGCCGTTTACTTTCTCGCCTTGCTTACTCCTCTCTAAGAGAGAGTTGAGCCAGTTCACGAGCTTTAACTGTTTCGGGTAGAGAATGAATGGAACTACCGGGTCAGCAAGTCGCGGGTCAAATGTCCATGCGAATACATTGAAGAAGAACTCATCAGACTGTTCACACTTCTTTCTAAGGACAGCCTGTAATTCCTCATCATTCTCTGCCCGCTCAAGCAGTTCTGCGCGAAATCGCTTATTAGCCTCTCGCTCAAGAGGAACCGCCAGTAAGTTTTTCTCTAAGGTATTCATCTATTTCTTCAGGAGTCATCATGGATACATCCTTGAACACTATCGGCTCTCCCTCATCGCCACCATCAAGACCTAGATTCTGTCTCGGCATACCGAACGCTCGGTTCATTATCTCCTTGAATGCTGCAGTATCACCTTCTTTAGCCTTCTCTATCTGGGGCCGTATAATCGCGTCTGCTTCGGCTAATACCTTCTCTGCTATAGCGGCACGCATGGCCTCACTTGCGATGCTTGCAGCACCCTTTTTACGCCCTGCACCTGGTCTGTAGCCGCCTTTAGCCATAACACTAGTTCTGATTAAATCAACAATTCAGAATCTATACAATTCCTGCGAGATTTAGCAAGTAGAGTATTGCTACCAGTGCTACTCCTATTGTTACAACAGTCTTTATTGGTTCGGGGAGGCTTGGAAGTAGGTACGCGAATACAAGCCAGATAACTATTGCTACTACTATGAGTGTGATAATCATTGGGTTTTAGGTTATTTCTCTGCGAAAATGCGCTTGAAGTTCGTTATTCCCTGCTTTACGGTTGTGCGATTTCCGTAGG